CTGGACAAATGTTCGCAACTTTAGCGCCGACTCATGGCGATACCAAAGAGACCAGCGCTCGCAAAATCAACCAGATCTACTACGGAGGTTCCGGAGCTATGAGTGCCGCATCAGATCGTGCCAACCCGGTTGAGGTCAATTTCCCCAGTGTTTCATTCCCGGACGCGAACTGGTATACGATCATGCCCGCAACCAGCTTCGCCTTGCCATCGTCCAGGACCGGCAACTCGCTCTTGCAGGTATCGGCTCGATTGAAGCTGACCTGGACGCAGGGGAGCAACAACAATGGGCTCTGCGATTGGTCGCTTGACGGAGGAGCGCATTTCTGGCGCACCCTGCATGTCGTTGTTAATCGGACCGATGATTCCAGTGTGAATGACGCCTATGTTACTTTCTGGCCGATAGTCAGCGGGACCACTCCCAGCGTGACCATCACCGGGCGTCAATATACCGGAGGCACGCTCATGACCGTGATCGGGATCAATGACCCGATCTGGCCAGCCCTGGCTTCCACCGCCGTCATCTTCGATATGGGACCACTCTAATTATGGCTAAAAAGAACAATGCACCGTTGAAGGAAGGCTCAAAAGCCGAAGAGAAAAAAGATAAAGCCGAGAGAATCAAAGCTCTCAAGGGAAAGAAAAAGTAACATGGCCAAACTCTCGACCGCCGCACGGCAGAAGCTCAAAAGCAGCCAATTCGCGCTCCCTGGCAAAGGCACCGGTAAAGGTGGCAAAGGTCCCGGCAGCTATCCAATCCCCGACCCTAGTCATGCTAAATCAGCTCTCCAGCGGGTAAGTCAGCATGGAAGTCCGGCTGAAAAATCGAAAGTGAAAGCCGCCGTGCGCCGGAAATATCCCGGCATGAAAGTCAATTCCAAGTGAACGGCTTGTCCATTTACGACGACGAGCGCATCAGCGCTATCGCCGCTTTTGAAGGCAATTTTTTGGAATTGGAAAAACTCGCGCTCGAGACCATGGCACGCACCGCTCGAGATCCTTTAGAGTGCTTTGAATTGGCGCTTAAAATGATGCGCCTTCGTAAAACGCTCACCGATATTCGACAGAAACGCTAACATGCAAGTAGCCCTCTCATTCGGTCCTTACCCGACTAACGTCCAATTCGGCACACCTGGCGCATTGAACTGTGATGATCTTGGACTGATCTGGTTGAAGCATGTCGCTCTTTTCAGTCGCCCAGGCATGCTCTTTAACCATTCCCTGATCCTGTTAGTGCCAAAAGAAACCGTTATTCCCGAGGATTGCCAGCTGGAGAAGTGGGGTAGCGTGAAACGGTTTGCCGAGAATTCGAAAGTCGAGCAATGGCCGTTGGGACCCAATCTCATTTTCGAACAAATCATTTGGCTCCAGTACAACAACAAGCTTTCGGGGCCGTTCCTCTGGTGCGAACCCGATTGCGTGCCGGTCGTTCCGGATTGGTTGGAACGCATCGACGAGGAATACCGGCATTGCGGGAGAGCCTTCATGGGCGCAAACGTCGAGCAGCAGGTGGTTAACAAAGTCAAGATCCCCAGGCACATGACCGGGAACGCCGTTTACCCGGATAAAGCCTATGCGCTGGCACCGAAGATCCTCGAAGCCCGCATGACGCCGTGGGACGTTTACGCGGCTGACCAAATCCTCCCACAGGCCTATTTCACCGCCCAGATCCAGCACGAATATCGGCACGGCGAGATTGCTGACCGGCGCGAACTTGCCACCATCCTCCGTCCAGAGACTACGCTATTTCACTCCGATAAATACGGCGCTATCGCTCGCATCTTCGGGCGAGCGCAGCAGCCGCAAGGCAAGCCTTTGGTGGAAGTGTCTGCTAAGCAGGAAGCCGATATGGACAAGATGCTCGAGCAAATCATTAACCATTGCCATTTCGACCTCGAGTTTCGCAAAAGAGCCGCCTATAAACTGGTCGAGCACGGAGTCGTGAACCGTGGGCATTGTGCGAATTACGACAAGATGAAAAAGAAGTTAGAGGCTGCTCATGCCGCCGAAGAGCCACAACCAGAGCCTGCAACCTGACGGCACCCGTTGGCCGTTCTATTTCGAGCGTTTCCCTGTAAATCCTTCGCTGATCCAGAAACTGCTCTATTGCGGGCTGCACGAGCCGGACCCCGACCTAAGAGAATTCTATCGAGGTCGCTATTATTATCGCAAAGCCGCCATCGGAATCATGTGGCGCGCGAGCGACGTAGTCTGGCATCCGTGGATCGATCGGATGCTGGCGAGCTGGTGCCAGTACAATTGGATCACTTGGACGGGGCCGGCGGCCAGCGGCAAGTCATTGGCAGCGAGTCTATTCGCTCTCGAGTACTGGCTGGAGGAGCCATGGGCGACCAGCGTTATCATGGCCAGCACGACCAAGAGCGCCCTCGCGCGCCGGCTCTGGTACTACGTGCAGGATCTCCACGCCAAGATTCCCGCCGAGATCGGGAACAAAGGCGAACCGGTCTACTCGGAGTACATGGTCCGTTGGAAAATGGGAGATAAAAAGAATGGCATCTTTGGTCTGGCGGTCGAAGAAGGTCCTTTGGAGGAAGCGCTGCATAACCTGATTGGCTACCACAACAAGCGAGTCGCCCTGATCGTAGACGAGGGTCCTGGCGTGCGCGAGGCTCTCTTCGGTGCCTGTGACAACCTCTCCAAGAACCCAGAATTCAAATTCCTGATGATGGGCAACGCCGAGAGCAGGGAAGATCCCCATGGGCGCTTCAGCGAGCCAATCGCTGGCTGGCACGCGATAGATCCTGCGACCGATACCGAGTGGGAAACCCAAGGCGCCATGGCAAAGGGCAACGGCGTGTGCGTCTTCTTTGACGGACGCAAAAGCCCTGCTATCACCGAACCAGATGGCGAAAAGAAATACCCTTTTTTGATCAACCAGCGGCAAATCCAAGACGCAATGGATTACTACAAGACCGATGAAGATCCAAGGTTTTGGTCGCAATCAATCGGGTACTGGCCTCCGGTGTCAATCAAACGCACGGTCTTAGACGAACGGATTGTCTATAATAACCACGTCACCCAGCCGGCGACCTGGTACACGTCCTTTCGATGGTGTGCAGCGCTTGACCCCAGCTATGAAGGGGGGGATCGGAAAGTCTTCCAGGCGTTCAAACTTGGGCAGCTTGGAGGCGATGATCATAACCGATGGCAGATAGAGTTCGCCAAGCCGATTGAACTCAAAATATCCATCCGGCAAGACGAGGAAATCCATTATCAGATCGTCCATCAGTGCGTCGACCTCTGTGAAAACTTGAGCATTCCACCGGGTCGGTTCGCGATTGGCTCTTCCGGTGAAGGCGGAGGGCTATTATCTATTTTCCGGCGTGAATGGGGACCGGTCGTAGGGATCGAGGAAGCTGGCGTCGTTTCTGAGCGTCCGGTCTCCCATTCCAATCCTAAACCTTGTTGCGAAGAATACGACCGCGTGGTAACCGAGCTCTGGTTCGCCGTGCGCGAATTTGCAATCCACGGGTGTTTGCGCGCCATGCCCGCCGAAGCGATTCGCGAGTTTTACACTAGGCGCTGGGATATTCAGTCCAGAAAAGTTCGCCTCGAGACCAAGAAGGAATTATCCAGGCATTTCAGGCGTTCACCCGATTACGGTGACGCGGTCGCTTTTTGTGTGGAGTTAGCCCGCCGCCTCGGCGCGATTGCCGGTAATCCGGAATTGTCCAAGATCGATCCGTGGGGTAAAGAACTCCAGGAGGAATACGATCTCATGGTCGCCGGGGAAAACACCTATTCAACCTCCGGAGGAATGAACTACGATTACTAAACCTCAACGCAAAGGTAATTCGGGCGCCTTACTCCGGAATCTCGATAAAGAGCAAGGCAATCCCGACCACGAAAAGTGGGCTGATTATAAAGGAGATTGCGAGATCGAGGGAATCCATTATTGGATGAGCGCTTGGGTCAACGTTTCTACCAGAGGCACCAAGTACCTGGGAATCAGATTCACCAAGAAACTGACTCGTAACCCGCACGTTGATGCAGAAGCTTCTTAATCAAAATGAGGTCCCGCCAGATGGCAGATTTACTTCTGAACGAACATCTGGCCGGAACAATGTGAAGTTTCGTCACGGATTGCACGGAACGCCTGAATACCGAGCTTGGAAAAGCATGTTCACTCGTTGCAGGCTGAGTTATTCCAGTCGTGGAATCAAAGTCTGCCAAAGATGGAAGGACTTCGTCTTGTTCTTTGCTGACATGGGAATCAAGCCATCTCAACGTCACAGCATAGACAGAATTAACAACGACGGAGATTATGAACCCGGCAACTGTCGCTGGGCGACGCCCCAAGAGCAGGCGCGGAATCGTCGAAAGAAGAGCAAAAACAAAGATGCTTATCCCCTCTATCACGAAGAAACCTCGCAAAGAGCAGTTAGGGGATGGATAACAAGGAGGCGTAATGCAAAAATTGCTTGAGAAGGACACAATACCTCCTGACGGCATGCGCTATTTCCAGGCTGAGACGCGGACCTGGATCAGAGCAGCCGATTACCTGAATCTGTTCATCCAGGTGCGCGAACATCGCGTAGCCAATAACTTGCCTCTACCCACGTTTTGGGAAGCCGAGGTCGAGGATCAACTCTGCCACATGCTGCCCCCCGGACTCTGCAAAGAGCAAAATCCGGCTCAAACCATCAACACGTTCACTCGCATTTCCTGGGAGCAAGTGGTCGGCGGAACCCGGACCCTGGTCGACTGGGCCGCTCACGGACTCACCAAAGTGTCTCAAGAGTTAGCCGATTCGCGGGCTAACATCTGTACTCGGTGCTACTACAATGTCGCCATCGGCGGCGTATGCGGCTCGTGCGGACACCTGCAAAACCTCGCTGCCCAGTTCACTCACGGCCGGCGGACGCCTTCCGATCCATTTTTACGTGCATGCGCCGTGTGCCATTGCTCGCTGCAGGTAAAATGCTGGACTCCCGTTGAGAGTATTGATAAAGGAACTCCTGATACATCGAGATATCCAGAATTCTGCTGGGTGCGCAATGAACTAGGCGAATTCAGGAGACAGAAAGCATGAAGGTGATCCCCCTAACCAAAGGTATGGTGA